TCCAGAAATTGCAAGCTGTCGTAGTGAAACCACAAGTGCCGCGCCGGACAGTCGCCGTCGCCACCGCGTTGCGCGTCAACGATGAAGTAGGCATCATGCTCCAGCACCAGTTTCGTAAACTCCTCCTTTTGCTCGGGCGGCAGTTTTTCCAGGATCGTAATCATCTGATTCCAATAATCCTTGACGGCCTGCGGTTGCTCGCTTTCCGGCGCGCCACCGAGCAACCGCTTCCACTCCGGTTCCTTCTCGCCCGGCCGTTCTGCAATCCACTTATCCGTCAAGGCTTGGAAAATTTCCTCCAGCTTGTCCTGCTTCCCGCGATTCCGCCAAACCACGATCACGTTGAACGCCAGATTCGTAATGTCCGCACTTCCGGACACATCGTAGCGTTTCGGGATGATCGCCTCGCCCCGGCGGTCGTTCGGTTTCTTGCTATGCGCCACCAAATGGACGTGCGTGTTATACGTTTGCGCGAAGGTTATAATCCGGTCCATGAATGTCTTTTGCGCCTGCCATTTCTCCTGCCCGTCGCCACCCAGGCCGCTGAAACGCATCAGGCTATCCAGCACAAACTGCCGCACGCCGTAGCGACGATAGGCATAAAGCATCACCTGCAACACGTCCTCTATCTCCGCATTGCCCACCGCGTCATACACCCAAACCTTGTTGGCCAGCGGTTTCAGGCAGCGTTCGCGGAATTGCGCCTGTTCCTCCACCGAACACACATCGCGTTTCGCCTGACTCATGCGGATGAGTTTCCGATACGTGTCTGGCGCCTGAATTTCCAGTGAGCAAATCAACGCCTTCTCCCCCTGCCAGCACAGGTCAACGACGCAATGGTTTAACACCTCCGACTTGCCGTGCTTGTTATAACCCGTCCAGACCGTTACCTCCCCGTAGCGGAAGCGGAACGGCAGGCTGCTCCCGTAGTGGTTCCCCCACGGCAACAGCAACCCCAATTGCTCCGTCCCGGTCGGGTGCAACTTTTGCCAGATGGCTTTTTCAAATTCATAAATGCTTTTCAACTTATCCGGCTTGATGATCTCCGCAGTGGTTACGCTCGCCTTGATAACCGTGGCCGAAAGTCCCGCCTGCAAACACTCGTTGATGTCCTTGTACCTCATGCCCCGGCCCTTTCAGGTAATCGCACGATGTCGGTCCGCACGATGTCCAAGCGGCTGACAATCTCCATTACTTTCATGCGGCCCGCCGCGTCCTCGTCGAAGCTGATGTGAATTTTTGAAAATCGCTCCAACCATTCCCAGCAAAGGTCGATCCAGCCGGTGTATTTCGCGCCGCCGGGCACGCTCACCGCCGCGAAGCCATAAGTCGCCCAAGTGATGGCATCAATCTCCCCCTCGCAGATCACCAGTTCACCTCCTTTGGCGTATTGTGCCTTCACCAGACTGCTTTCCATCCCGAAGAGGATGTTTTTGCCGCCGGACGGATCGCGCCACTCGATTTTTTTGCCCTCCGGACGGTCCACCTTTACCACCTTGCAAAATTCAAACAGCGCCTTCTCGCGGTTGGCTGGCCAGTTAGGCGGACGCCACTTGTACGCGAACGAGTACGCTTCGCCGTCAGCGGTTTCGCCCACGCTGTAATCCAGCAACAGGGCCACGGGCAGCTTCCGCTTCTCCGTGAGGTACTTCATGGCCTTGCCCTCGGGATTGAGCGGGCGATATTTTTCCGGGTCGAACACGCCACGCGGTTTTTGCGCGGCGGTCTTCACTTCCGGCGGTTGGTATGGCTCGCGGGTGACGGGCAACACGATCCCTGATTCATTCGCCACCAGCCGCAACGCTTCCGGGAACGTAATTCCCTTGCGCCGCATCACCCATTCGTAAATGTCCCCGCTCGCATCGCAACCGAAGCAATGGAATGCCCAATGGCCGTCCTTGAGGAATACCGTGAAGCTGGGCGTGCTGTCCTCGTGGAACGGACACTTGGCCTTGAACTCGTTCGGCCCCCCGGTCAGGAGAATGCCGTCGCGACAAATCCACTCTGCCAAATTGACGGCGGCTTTGATCCGCTCCTTTAATTCGTCTCGGTCATTCATAAGTCATTCCGCGCGCATCATGTCGATGGTCAGCTTGACGTTCGTGTTGGACGGCGGCGGTTCCCCCACTCCCCGCGTTGGCGCGCCGGATTTATTTTTCAGCCAGTTCTCCCGGTCCTTCAGCCAGAAGCCCAGCCAGCGTTTTCTCCAGTCGGCGAGTCGGCCAGCCCGCAACCAAGTCCGGTCCTGCGTCGTTTTCTGGTGCTGATGCTCCGCATAGTCGGGGCACACTCCTGACATTTCAGCCCACGTCCTGACTTCCGCCACGCTCGGTATCTCAGCCGCCGCCGCCTCTGCTGCTGGCTCTTGGTTGTTGGCTATTGGCTCTTGGCTATTGGCTAATGGAACGCGCGCGCGCGTGGCATTGCGTTCGCATTGCGGACGCAATGCGTCTGCACTGCCTTCGCAATGCGTCTGCATTGCATCTGCATTGCGTTCGCAATGCGTCTGCAATGCGCCCGCATTGCGTTCGCATTGCTGTCGCTCTGCATCCGCAGAGCGTTTGCTCTTCCAGCGCGTATTCGCCGCCTCCACGTTCTTCACTTTCTTTGCATGCCACTCGGCAATCTCCCTTCTGGCCCGGCTGTTAAACCGACCGCCGTCCGTCGGCGGGAAGAATTCCGCGACCACGGCATCAACTGCGCGGCGCTCCTGCGCGCTCCTGGCGTGGCAGATACGATAGACGGTCTCCCGGTCATCAGGCAGCGGGCGTTCGCTCGCGTAGGACCAATCCAGAAGCACGGTATAGGCCCCGTGTTGCAGGAGTGACAAATGCCCGGTGTCCTTCGCGTAGTCGCCGATATGGCGGTTGTAGTAGTGCATGATTCAGCAGATTTTCTGCCCGCGCCACTTGGGGATTGCCCCCACCAGGTCAAAGATTTTCTCCCGGTCGGTCCGGCTGGCTTTCAGTTTCGTATTGAGCATGAATGTGCGGTTGTCCCGCACCTGCACAGTGACGAGGTTGTTGGGGTTGCTGGGGTCTGTGCCGGGCACGTACGCAATCACGATGCGCGGATTTTTTACGGGCACCGCCCACACCAGCAGAGTGACCGTCGTCCGCTCGACGGGCGGCGCGGTCTTTTTGGAAATTAGATTTTTTACGGCTGTCATGGCGGTTTTCGGCATGGAATTTCTTCTTTTGTGATTTCAATTTTCCGAACCCATCGGATCGGGTTGACCGACGGCCTCGGGGGTCGGCTCCCCCCCCGCCCCCTCGGACGGGCTGGTGGCTGGCGCTGGGGGATGGTCCGGGGTCGGTCGGTCGGTCGGCGTCAGTGTGGCCCTGTCGGCCGGTGTCAGGCTCGGCGGCTCCGGTCGGGTCAAAGTTGCATCCAAAGCTGCATCCACATCATGTTCATCCGCGATTTGCTGGCGTTTCTGCACATTTCCCACGGATCTACAATCCTCGTGACCCAAAACCACCTCCGAATTGCAGACCGGCAGCTTCTCAAACGCGGCATTGATCGCCGCCTCCGACAGTTCGTCACCCAGGACGGGCTTGGCCGCGCTGATCGAAGTCGGCTCGCCACGAGCCAGCGCCCTTTTGTCGAACATTATCGCCACTCCAACCGGTATTTGGACGGCGGGGATTTTTCCCTCCTCCAGTGCGTCGCGGTAGGCGGCCACGCCCGCCTCGATGGCATCCTCCATCGCGTCCGTGACTCTTTGTACATAGGGGGCCATTTTTCCCTGGGCGACCAGTGCGCGCCGCGCAGCACGCACCGTCTTGGGGCTGATCGACATTTCCCGCGAGATGCGCTTCACACCCCAGCCGCCGACCAGCAATTCCACCAGTCGCAGAGCCTTCGCGTCGTCCTCCAGCAATCGCGCGCCAGTGTGCTCGTACCGGCGACGCACTACGGATTCAAGCACCGAGGCGCAAGTTGGCAGACCGTCGCCGTCGATTAGATCGGGTTGCTGGGAGTTGCACTTCTCCAGCAATTTCTCGCGTTTTGTCCTCCGTGCCATACCGAAAAACCGGCGCGCGATTTTTCACGCGGCTGGAACCGCTGCTGCATCCGTTTCTGCGGCCACCACCTTTCGCCGCAATTCCCCCATAGACCGGGCAGCAATGCCCGGCTCGGTAAAAACCCGGCGCGAATCCAGCCACGCATTGATGCTGCTGGCTGGAATCCGATAGTCGGGGTGATCTGGATTGCCTATGTTGACGACGCCGGTTCCAAGCTCACCTGCTTTCAGCTTGCGAATCACAGTCTTGGTGCAGGTAGCCAATAAAAGCGCTGTCTCCGGCACCGAGTAGAACTTTTCAACGCAACGCATAACGCAATTGGCAGGCTGATTCCTCGAACATGGAGTACGTTTGCCGCCACGGTTGCCAGACCGGCACCGACCGCGCCGTAGCCGACTCAGTGACGGGCACGCACGCACGCAAACCCGCAAAAACCCGGCGCGGCGACCTAACACCATTTTCCACCAGGTCACGCACGAGGCGCGTCGCCACCTCATACGAAGGCGCGATGTTCCGCAGCGTTCTGCTTTTCATGCGTGTTTCTTCCCTCGACGCATGGCCTTCGGCTCCGTCGGGCCTGGCTCCGCAGTGCGGCGGTCCATAATCTCCAGCGCCGACAATGCCAACTCGGTGGCGTGGCAGGTCTTATCCTCCAGATAATTGCGTACCAGGTGTTCGCGTTCCGTACCGTCACCCTCGCGGGCGCAATGCACCAGCAGGCCGCTGTCAACTTCCTTGATTTCGATAATGAGTTTCATAATGGTGTGATGCCCGTCCACGCGTCGCGCGTGGACGGGAAATGGTTTGTTACA